CTCGACAGCCGCGAGTCGACCCTGGAACATTTGGCCACGATCAGCCAGACCCCACCCCACTACCTCCTCGGCAAGCTCGTGAACCTGTCTGCCGAGGCCCTCGTGGCAGCGGAGGCCGGGCAGCGCCGCAAGATCTCCCAGCGGGAAACGACCTTCGGGGAAGGCTGGGAGATGGTGTTCGGGCTTGCCGCCGCCGCCATGGACGACAAGGTGACCGACGGGGCGCAGGTCCGCTGGCGTGATACCGAAGCCCGAGCGCTCGCCTCCACGGTCGACGCCCTCGGGAAAATGGCCCAGATGCTCAACATCCCGCCGCAGATCCTGTGGGAACGGATCCCCGGCTGGACCCAGCAGGACGTGGAGCGGGCCAAGGCGATGGCTGCCGGGATGCCCGTCCCCCCGAAGGTCTAAGTAGCACCGACGGCCGCCGGCACGGTGGCCACCCGACAAGGGAGAAGGTAGATGCCCGACGACGACGCCGGCGACAAGCTGGCGAAGACGATCAAGGACCTCGAAACGAAACTCGCCGCCGCTGAGGCTGACCGCGACAAGTGGAAGGACCTCTCCCGCAAGCACGAGAAGCGCTCCGAGGAGAATGCCAACGCCGCCGACGAGCTCAAGGCCCTGAAGGAATCGAAGCAGACCGACGAGGAGAAGCTGGCGACCAAGCTGGCCGACCTCGAGAAGCGGGCCAACGAAGCGGATCACCGTGCGCTCCGGGCGGAGATCGCCCAGGCCAAGGGGCTCACCGCTGCTCAGGCCAAGCGGCTGCAGGGCACGAACAAGGAAGAGCTCGAAGCCGACGCCGACGACCTGCTCGAGTCATTCCCCGCCGCCAAGGAAGGGACCAACGGAGCGGGCGCCGGCGGCGAGAACGAGGGGGACAAGAAGCAGGAGCGGGGCGATCCCGGCCGCCGGCCGAAGGAGAAGCTCCGGTCCGGTTCCGTCACCGACGACGACGACAAGGACGCCGACTTCGACCCCGACAAGGTCGCCGAGACCATCCGCCGCCGCAGCTTCTAACCATCCGCACGGGCCCCGCCACGGGGCCTTCGCGGCCGAACCATGACCGTAGGAGGTCACCGTGGCGAACACATTCCTCAAGGCAGAGAAGATTCTCCGTACCGCCCTGGCATTGCTGCAGCGAGAGATCGTGCTGCCCGCCCTCGTCACCCGGTACGGCCTGGCCGATTTCACCGGAGCGAAGGATGACACCATCACCCTGCGGGTCCCCGCGGTCCTGACCGCCCGTGACTACGAGTGGCGGACCCGCAACTCGGCGATCGTCGTCGACGACGTCACAGAGACGTCGGTCGACGTGACGCTCGACACCCACCCGTACAGCGCGGTGGCGATCACCGACGAGCAGCTCACCCTCGACATCGTCAGCTTCGGCGAGCAGATCCTCGGTCCCCAGGTCCGGGCCGTCGCCGAACGCCTCGAGACTCTCATCGCCGTCACCCTCGGCGGGGCCGTCGTTCCCGCCGACGCCGAGGTGGCCCACACCATCGGCACCACCGACGGCTACACCACCGCCGTCCGAGCCCGCAAGATCCTCAACATCCACAACGTCCCGATGGCCGACCGCGTCCTGCTCCTCGGCGCCAACCTCGAGGAAGACTTCCTCAACTCCGACCACCTCACCATGGTCGACCAGTCCGGATCGGATTCGGCGCTGCGCGACGGGACGCTCGGCCGGATCCTCGGATTCACCGTGGTGACGTCCAACGCCATCGACCCCGACATCGGCTACGCCTTCAACCGCTCGGCGATCGCCTTCGGGAACGTCGCCCCGGTCGTCCCGGACGGCGTCACCGCCGGCGCCTCCGAAGCCCTCTCCGGTTTGGCCATGCGGTGGATCCGGGACTACGACCCGAACTACCTCCGGGACCGGGCCGTCGTCTCCGCCTTCGCCGGCGCCGCCAGCGTCGAGGAAGACGGCGAGAACAACCGGCTCGTCAAGATCAACATGGCGGGCTCGTAGGCCATGCTCGACGCGCTGGCGTCCCTCGAGCAGCTCGAGGCTCGCATGGGCACCATCGAGAGCGAAACGGCCGCCCTGGCCGCCCTCGGGGACGCCAGCGCGCTCGTCCGAGCCGAAGCCGGCCTCGACTGGGAAGACACCGACCCGCCCGACGTCGTCGTCGTCGTCGTCCTGGCGGCAGCGGCCCGGGCGCTCCGCAACCCCGATGCCGCCCAGTCCGAAGGGATCGGCACCTACAACGTCGCCTACGGCGCCACCAGCCTCGGTGGGGTGTGGCTCACCACCAACGAACGGCGGGCGATCCGCCGGGCGGTGAGCGGCGCCGCCAGCGGGATCGGCTCGATCGAGCTGGAATCGCCGTGGCAGCCGGAGATCACGACGGTCCCCGTCGACATCGGCGGCGACGAGATGCCGTGGGCGACCCTCGGTGAGGAGGAGTCTGTGTAATGGACAGCTTTCAAGAAGTAGGGATCACGGCAAAGAACGCGGGCAAACAACGGTGCCCGAGAGGCCACCCGTATGACCTAGTCAGCAGCGGGAAGCGTCGTTGCCTCCGTTGTAAGCGGGAGCGGTATCACGAACGGAAGCAGGCCGCGTGACGCCTGTCACCGTCGCCTACGTCGGCAATTTCTCGCGTAGCCACTGCACCGAGGTTCACGTCGCCGGCTCTCTTGAGCAGCTCGGCCACCGGGTCGTCCGCCTCCAGGAGAACGAGGTCGATTGGGCCCACCTCCCCGACGTCGTCGAGGTGGCCGCCGCCGATCTGGTGCTGTGGACCCGCACCTGGGGAGTCGACACGGCTGCCGCTTTCCAGGCGCTCGACGAGCTGCGGGCCGGGCGGGTACCGACCGTGTCGTACCACTTGGATCGGTGGTGGGGACTCGACCGTGAAGACCAGATCACCTCGGAGCCGTTCTTCCGTACCGATCTTGTCGTCACCCCTGATGACCAGGCCGGGAAGTGGGCGGCGGCCGGGGTGAGCCATCTGTGGATGCCTCCGGCTGTCTACGGGGCCGAATGCGGCCGGGTGGCGCCGAACCCGAGACGGTGGCCCTACGACGTCGTCTTCGTGGGCAGCTATCCGTATCCACACAGCGGGTGGGCACCGTACCGCCAAGAGCTGATCGTCCGGCTCCAACGCCGCTACGGCCGACGGTTCGGGATCCTGCCCCGCCACGGGCAGGCCATCCGGGGCCGCGACCTCCAGGAGCTCTACGCCACAGCGAAAGTCGTTGTCGGAGATTCCTGCCTCGTCGGCGACTCCCGCCGCTACACGAGTGACCGGATTCCGGAGACGGTGGGGCGCGGTGGCCTCCTCGTCCACCCCCACGTCGACGGCGTCACCGACGGATCGCTCTACACCGACCGGGAACACCTCGTCACCTACCCCCTCGGCGACTTCGACGAGATGGTCCGCCTCGTCGACCACTACCTCGGCGAGATCAAGGAGCGGGAAGCCATCCAGGCGGCGGGCCGGGCCCACGTGGCGGCGCAGCACACCTACGTCCACCGCATGGGCGCCCTGCTAGAAGCTGTCGCCGCCATGGTGCCCGTCTGATGGACCCGGCCCTCATCGTGTCACCGCATCTCGATGATGCCGTGTTGAGCGTCGGGCAGGTTATGGCCGGCCGACCCGACATGACCGTTGCCACCGTCTTCTCCGGCGTTCCCCGCAGCTGTCAGCAGCTCACGGAGTACGACCGGAACTGTGGATTCGAGAGCGCTGAACTCGCCATCAGCGCCCGCCGCCACGAGGATGCGCTCGCCCTGGGGACTCTCTACGCCCGTCCCGTCTGGCTCGACTTCGTCGACCACCAGTACCAGCACGGCCAGCCCGCCAACGAAGCTGCCATCGTCGATGGGCTGGCCGTGGTGGCCGACGAGATCGGCCCGCGGTTGCTGATCGGTCCGCTGGGCCTCGCCCACCCCGACCACCACACCACCCGCCGCGCCTACCAGCGGCTCGTCGCTGACTGCGGCATCGAAGCGTGGCTGTACGAAGACCTCCCGGCCCGGGTGCTGTGGCCCGAGGAGGTCCCCGAAGCGCTGGCCTGGTGGAAAGGGATGGGGCATCGCCCAGAACTTGGTTTCGTCGGCACCGGTCCCCTCGCCCGGAAACAGGAGGCGCTCGCCTGTTACAGGTCGCAGTTGTGGGCCCTCGATGCTCTCAGCGACCACGCCTACCTGGTGCCTGAGCGGCTGTATCGGTTATGGCCGGCGTCGTGAGTCGACTCCACTGGGGCGCCGGCCCGGTCACCGCCGCCGGCTGGATAGCCAGCGACCGTGACGATCACGGCCAGGACCATGTCGGCGACATCCGCAACGGCCTCCCGTTCGCCGACTCCACGTTCGACTATGCCGTCAGCCACCACGCCCTCCAGATGCTTGCCTGGCCGGAGCTCGTCCCGGCCCTCGCCGAGCTGCATCGGGTGACCCGCCCCGGCGGCTGGCTGCGCCTGTCCGTCCCCGATCTCCTCGCCGCCGTCTACGCCTACGAGATCGGCGACCCCGATCACTTCCAGATCGACGACGCCAACGCGAAGACCCTCGACGGGAAGCTGTGCCTGTACGTGTCGCAGGCCGGCGCCACCCGCAGCGTGTTCACCGACCTGTGGCTCGAGGAACTCTGTGTCAACGCCGGGTGGGTTACCCCGACCCGGGCCGGGTTCGCCGTGACGACCAGCCCCTGGCCGGAGATCACCAGCCTCGATGGCCGCCCGGCCGAGTCGATCTTTGTCGAGGCCGTCGCATGAACTGCGATGATTGTGGGGTCGTCTGGGTGTGTGGTAGCTGCGGGTCGACACGGGTCGAATCGGTGGTGTGCCTCGGCGAGCAGCCCCTCGCCAACGGCCTCCTCGACACTCCCGGCCAGGTCCCGGTCCGTTACCCGCTCCACATGGTGGCCTGCGCTGTATGTCTCGCCGTCCAGTTGACCCGCCAGGTGCCCCCGGCGGTCATGTTCGGTGCCTACCCGTACTTCTCGTCCCAGTCGGGCACCATGACCGGCTCCGCCCGGGCGTTGGCCCGGCGCCTTATCGCCGAGCGTGCCCTGGGGACGACGGACGTGGTGGTCGAGGTCGGCAGCAACGACGGCTACCTGCTGCGCTGGTATGTCGAGGAAGGGGTCAGGGCGGTAGGGGTGGACCCAGCCGAGGAGTGTGCCGCGGTGGCCGCCACCCACGGCGTCACGACAGTCGTCGACTA